TAGAAAACTCACATCTACGACCTCTTTTAAGCTTCTGAAGCTGATATGTCCACATCGATTTCGACTTCTTTACTTTTAATAATTTCTTTCCCATACACTTTATATCGACAGAATGCATGCTGTAGGTTTTAAAATTATAAAAATAGTAATTACTTCAATGTGGGCGCAAGATGAATCCAAGCATAAAGTGCCTTTCGAAGCGTGAAGTGTAGGGATTTGCGCAGCACTCATCGTGGCAAAAAGCACGCGAGGGTCGCCAAGCGGCGACCCTCGCGTAAAGAATCAGGTCAGTAACAACATGTGGTGGCATTCCCGCGAGGTCATGCTTTAGAAATCTTCATCGTCATCCTCTTCTTCATCTTCATCGTCATTTTCACCTTCCTGACTGACGAGTGGAGTCATTTTTCCATTTTTGTTAACAACACTTATCTGCCATGGCGATGAACCGCTTGTGTCTGCATCTTCTGAAAACTGTTCTTGCAAATCGTTAAGAAAGTTTTCGATGTCCTCTAGCATAAACTCATCATCATCTGCTTCAATTTGAATCTTGATTTTTGGCATAAAGTCTCCTTTTATTTTTAGACAAGATTACATATAAACAATTTTTATGTATTCCCTTTTTTTTCCGACCAGTTATCAGAGATTTCTTTACGCATGATCCGAATATGATCGGGGAAGCGAAACGCGACACGAACGCGACCGCCCTGTATTTCGACAATTTCAATCTCTCCCATCGGCATATTCTCATCACCTATTACGACAATTTCGCCTTCGCGACGGGTAATAACGAGAGTGTTGCGCTGATCATTCTGTGACATGGGGGCAATCCTTTGCAAAAGAGTAATGGAGTCTGTGCTGCACTTTACAGCAACTATTTAGTCTTCGTAAAACATCTTGTTTGCTTGTGTCGTCTATTCTGGACTTACTTTTTTTTGAGTATAGACAGAACTCTTATTCCAAGAAAACGAGCACACCAAAAAGATAAAACTGCTATTGAAGCATAGGTGAGGTATTCTGTCATCGATATCGTCCTTTCTTTAAGCGTTCTTGAATCAAACTATGGTGAATTTTAAAAAACTTTCCATCACTTTTCTATCGACATTCGTATGCGAAAGTCAATTCCACCTACCCACCTCTGCATTTGCCATACCGTTTCAATAACAATCTAGGAACGGGCTGCGCTGGGACGCAGAGGTGGGTAGGTGGAATCGAGGGCTCGTTATGGTACAGTGTAGCCTATCATTGTCAATAAGGTAATGTTTTTAAAATCATAAAATTTGTAGATTAAAAAATGTAGGCGAACCATCAGACAATCACGATTAAGGCGATCAGAGTATATGGGATTCAGAATCTATCCATCAAAAGACGATGCCGTGCAGACTTCATATCTGCACGGCATCCCGTACACTTCATCTTAGGTATTGTCTTTTCTGCAACTCCGAGTGCTGATTTTAGTTTAATTAAATACTCAGCGAAGTAATCCAGTGCTTTACTTTTCCATAAGCCTTGCACACACTGCACTTTATCTTATTGAAAAACTGAGTAACTGCATCAGTAATCTGGTCATTGATAGAAGACGGGAATGCTGCATGACTTGTAAAAGTAAAGGGAGTTTCAGTGCCATCAAGTTCTGGCTCCTTAAAAACCTTGAAGCCTACTGGATTAACTGAAGTAACAGGAGCTTCGATCTTCGCAGTATTTTTTGCCTGTCTCTTCTTGCTTGTTTGCTTTGGAGCGGCAGTTTTGGGTTGCTTACTTATGTTTTTTGCATTCTTCTTTGATTTACTCATAATTTTTTCCATTCTTAGTTAAATTGTAGTCAGATTCATACATCATTTTTGCGAGGCTCTGCATGTCGTGCTTTGGACTCCACTGCAGAACTGACTTTGCCTTCGCAGGATTGCCTTTTAGAAAAGGAACTTCATTTGGCCTGAAAAGCCTAGGATCTATTACAACATATTTATTGAAGTCTCCTAGTCCAGCACAATCAAATACGACATTTAAGAAATCTCTTACAGTGTATGTTTCATTTGTTGCAACAACATAGTCATCGCCTTTTTCATGCTGTAGCATGAGCCACATTGCCTCAACATAGTCGCCAGCAAAACCCCAGTCTCTTTGAGCATCAAGATTTCCTAAGAAAAGTTTTTCCTGAAGCCCTAGCTTGATTTGCGCAGCACCAATAGTAATCTTGCGGGTAACAAATGTTTCTCCACGACGCGGACTCTCATGGTTAAAGAGTATGCCAGATGAGGCATGTAGACCATAAGCCTGACGGTAAACTCTCGCTATGTTATGCCCATAAAGTTTAGCAACAGAGTATGGTGAGACTGGTAGCATGTTACTTGTCTCGTTATAACCATATGCAGGATCGTAATCTTCACTGTCTCCATACATTTCAGAAGAAGAAGCTTGATAAAACTTTGTGTGCTTAGAAAGAAGCTTAATAGCTTCAAGCCAGTAAAGCGTACCTTTACAGATGCCATCAGAAGTATATTGTGGTAACTCAAATGATACCGCAACGTGAGACTGTGCAGCTAAATTATAGACTTCATCTGGTTGATATTCCTGAATAAGCCTTAAGGGGGCATGAGGGTCAAGCAAGTCGTAATATTTAAGAACGAAATTAGGATTCGACCTCAGATGGTCAATTCTTCCGGTACTAATAGTAGAAGTACGTCTTTTAAGACCAATCACTCTATATCCCTTACTGAGCAAAAGTTCGCTAAGATAAGAGCCGTCTTGACCAGTTACGCCAGTGATAATTGCTGTTTTTTGAAGTTCCATTATCATCCAACCTTAATTATTCCGCCAATTTTTTCTGACAAAGCTTGCTTGGACATCATTCCAACAACCTTGTCTATCGGCTTACCGTCTTTAAATATAATAATTGTTGGAACAGAGTTAATTCCGTACTTTGAAGCGATCTTATAGTTTTCCTCTGCATCAATCTTGCAAAGTTTGAATGAGCCATCAAACTCTTCTGCAAGTGATTCCAAAATAGGTCCGAATGTTCTGCAAGGAGCACACCAGGGAGTGCTAAACTGCAATAGCACAGTATCAGGACTATTTAAAACTTCAGAATCAAAATTAGAATCATTAACCACACTTGCTTTGTAACCCATTGCAAACCTCTTTCTTAGTTTTCTTGCTGCGCACTAGACTCTTCTACTGGCTCTAATACATTTTTGTTATTTAAATTAATCACTTCTTGCTCCAAGGCATCAATGTATCTTCTTGCCTGACAGAGAGTGCCCACTACATATCCAGGGATTGGGTGAAGATCTAAATTGCGCAAAACAAAGTCAATTTGATCCACTACCTCCATCTCTTGCTCTTCTTGTGTATCGTCTATATTTTCCATAAAAATATATCGGCTGTCAGACTTAGTCCAACAGCCGATATTGATGATATTTTTTTTTAATTTACTTCAAAGATTCTTCATCAAGACTAAGAATCCTGAAGCCATCTGTCTCAAAAGTAAGCACTCCAGTCGTTTCGCCATTGCGAGACACGATAGGCTCAAGGAAATCGCCAGCAAAGCCTGGATCAATTTTTCTCAAATCTTCTTCCTGGCAAGGACGCTTGTTCGTCACGATGACGGGTCCACGAGCATCATTAAAGAAAGAAAGATGGATCATCCCATCAAACTTACACACATGAGCGTGATTGCTTGGTACTGAAGCGATGTTACCCCACTTCTCCACTACTTCTGCGACGATCTTACACTTGACTTCGTCTGCAGTATCCTTATCGGTAATGGATGCTTCTAGTTTGATTGCCGTTTCACGGCGCATTGCACAGGTCCAGCCCTCAAAACACATCATTGCCATAATGGGTTCTGCCCCTTTTTCTTTACAAACAGAGGCGATGATCTCTGGAAGTACCGAAATAAATGCTTCTTTTTCAACATGATTATTAAGACTGCTGGGGGCAATCTGGGCACATGAGTTACTCATCAAGAGTAAAATCTGCATATTAAGAGGTTCACCCCTAAACTTGCTGAAAAAGTATGAAGAAAACTGATTGATCAGATCAGAAGCTTCGATGTCGCCATCTTCAATCTTCTTAACCCAATCAGTTTTTGCCAAATTACCACCCAGGGATTCATATTCAAACGTGACACACTCAACGCCAAGCACTACTGCATCATCAGATTCCATAGCATCCTCATTTGTTGATAAATTAAGATTCGGTCGTTTTCAAGTCATTCACAACACATACGTCCTTGGCAATATACAGCCCGTGAGAAATCTGCTTGACGCTGTCCTGAAGCAGTAAGTCTCTCAAAATGCGATGAGTGAACACGCGTACAGAATTAGTTAGAATTTGACCGCGAGAATCAGCAACAAATTTTGCAACCTCAGTGGGCTCAAAAGAATTTGCACCCTTCATGCTAATGAACTGAAGCACGCAGTCTCGGAAAGACTTCTTGTGAGAACGCTCTGTTCTCTGACGCATGACATCCTGCATCCCGCTAATGTCACGGGAGCACATTTCAATCGCCTTAATCTCCTTAAGGGTGTCATTCACGGTGGTGCGAAGCGTATTTGCCTTACGAGCAAGATCAACAGATGCAGACTTGAAGGTCATCTCAGAGATGACTGCATCCAGCTCTGCGCGAGTACTTTGGTAGTAATGCTTCAGATTCTCCAGATCAGCCTTCTTGTTCTGAATCAGACTATACATATCGTAAGCAGACATTTTGCTCACACACTTACTGCACATGTGTAACTCTTTGGTAGTGGACATGTAAGTATGATACACCGTATATACCCAATGTCAAACCATTTGGATAATTTTTTAAAAAAAACTTTTGCAGATTTAAAAAGCAGTAAGTTTAGATTAAGTTTAATTTTTAATGTTTTTTAAACTAGATTAGCTAATCCAGCCCAAGTCTTTGCCAATCTGAAGCCACTGGTCTTTGCTCATAGTGACCTCTACGGAAGACTTCTTTTTAAGTTTTTCATGGGATGCCATATGTGGCTTTTTGTCCACTCTGGGCGCTTTTTCTACGTCTCGCTTTTGCCTTACTGCTTTTTCTTTGGTTTTTTTACTCATCCCGCGAGAGGTTGTGGGAGTTTCTTTAGAAACCTTGCGAGAAGGTCTGCATTTTGGATATGAACCTTTAGGGTATCAGATCTCCCACATGGGGGGTGCTTTCCGTTCTTATCTTTCTTAGAAATATCAACCCATTTTTCTTTGAACCAGCGGTCTAAATTAGCTTCTTTTTCTAAGTTTTCATCATTTTTCATAAAAAGCATCCCATTTAAATAATATTTCGGTTTTACCTGATATATGCCTTCCTGAGTGAAGGTAAAAACCTGTCAAAAAATAAATAATAATAGCTAGCTGACAGGTCTTTGAATCGACAAAAGGAGGGTAGTCGGATGATACGGAAAGGTCAGAAACTGAGCAAAAAAACCAAAAACTTTGTTAGTCATGTGAAGGCGCATTTAGCTGAACATAACATGACTTTAATCTGGGGACGAGGATGTACTGTTCAATGTGGTGGCTATACAAGCAATGCCTACTTCTCAGAATATGAAGGAGTAATTAAGGTGGCTCGTAAGAATTCGTACTGGCTAGAATCTCTTGTGCATGAATACGGACATTTTCTACAGTGGCTATCAAGCTCTCCAGTATACAAAAATTCTCATAACGCCATATTGGATATTGACAAATGGTTTCAAAGAAAAAAAATTACACAGAAAAGATTAAAGAACTCTTTTAGAATTGTCCGTGAAATGGAAAGAGAATGCGAAATATTGTCTTGCAAATTATCTAAGAAGTATCATCTGCCAATTAATAGAAAAGGCTATGCCAAGAGAGCAAATATTTATATTTACTCACATTGGATAATGGAGCAACAGCAGAAGTTTTGGGCATTCAGAAGAGATCCAATGTCAAGCAGATATATATTATCATTGATGCCATCGAACTTTAGAATTCATGCGCACAAAAAGATACCAAATAAGATACAAAAAGCGCTTGAAGGCTATCTTAAATAATTAAGTTGCGTTTTCCAATATACGACGACTAAATATTAAGTCTTTTCGTATATCGCTCATTAAAGAAGTTTTTGCCATATTATGCTTTTGCATAGTAGATGTTAGCGTATCAAGATAGCTCAGACACATATCAGCTACTTCTTTCATATTTTGAGCATGAGTTTGCCAATGCTGCTTTGCATTTTGCATAGCGTCAAAGTATTGACTCTCTATGCGGACAATCTGTCTTTCTAAGTTATTCTTTTCTTCAGAGTCTTGATACTCAAGGGTTTCAAGAATTTTCTGTGATATATCTGATAGAGTATGGACGGAATCTTCAACCAGGGCGAAAGCATCGCCTATGTCTTTAACCTCTGGACGCTTCGTTCTTAGCGGCTCAGCCTGCATAATGTCTTCCATCATTTTCTGATCTTCTGCGTTTAAATCGGCCTTTTTAATCCAGCCCAGATTGCATCCTATTTGTAGCCAACTTGATTTATTCATTTTAAATTTCATTATTATTCCTCCAGCAAGAATTCATTGACATAACTCGTTCATTAAACTTGCAATATTTAAAGAATATATCCTGCTGTTTTTCATACTGTACGATATAATATGTGTGAGAAAAAACGCTGAAGTTAATTTAAGAAAGGAAAAACGTACTTATACAAATAAGATTACGTTCCGCATATGAAAGAAAAAATTTACGTATTTCAATGGATATCTGATTTAGGTGGCGCAGACACTCGGCTTAAAGAGCTATTAATATTACTAAAAGACAGATTCGATATCACATGTGTACCTAATGATGATTTTAGGTTACAAGAAAAACACAACACTGATTTTTTAGACAAGCACGGAATATCGTACGTAAGTTTCAGTTCTTTACCAAAACAACTGAGTGGTTATGCTTACTCCAATTGTAATTTTAGACTTTTTTCTGAACGCAATAGAATAGAGTACATCAAAGACTCAGGCCTGAAGCTTTTGTGGTCTAACGACATGATGTGGCATACCCCGGAAGAGATACTTGCAATAAAGAAAAATATGATTGAAGTTGTCTTGTACACATCAGCATTCCATAGGAGCGTACTTCACAAAGAAGTTGCATCCGCAAATCCAACTCAAAAAACATTTGTAATAGAAAATTACTTTGATGCCGACACGTGGCCGCTTCTCGAAAGAAAAGACAGAGGGTTCACAACGTTTGGCAAAGTCTCTAGAGATGAACCTATGAAATTCTCTGAGAACTTCCCAATATTTTATGATCAAATAACTGATGGATTAAAATGTGAATACTCAATTTTAGGATGGTCAGATAAAGTTGCAAGTAAGTATAAGTGGTATAACTTTGAAGACAAGTGGAGATTGTATGCAGCAAATGCCATGGCTACCATTGAATGGTTTGCAGATCTTGATGTATTCTTGTATAATTGCAATCATAAATTCATAGAAAATCAAAGTAGAGCGATTATTGAAAGTCAGCTCACCGGAGCTCCCATCATAGCTCCAAACAAGTGGAATTTTCCAAATATGATCCAACACGAAGAAACAGGATTCGTTTGGAACAACCTTGATGAAGCAAAGGAGCAAGCAAAAATTCTATCTGATTATGATACTCGTACAAAAATGGGGAGACTGGCGAGTCAACATTGTCGAGATAAGTGGTGTAACAAAGTTGCGGCAATATCCAAGTGGAGTACGCTTCTTGATGTAGCAAATAAAAGAATAGAGGTAAATGTATGAAGACTCTCATATGGTCAGTTGCTTGGGGCGATTACAGGTACATGCTTCAGTCATTGGTGAAAAGCATGAATAATGTTGGGATCGAACACGACATACTTGTCTATTGCGATGAAGCTCTGAGTGGCTGCAAAAACAAGCAAATGATCAAAGATATTCAAATGGACTCTACTCAGTATTGGAAATTTGAATATCTTACAAGAGTTGCAGAAATGGACTACGATCTATTTGTGTTCATAGACAGTGATCATTACTTTGTACGAAAGCCTAGACTAGACTTCAGTGAGATAATTGGCGAAGATCCTTGGCATAGCTTTCTGGAAAGTCCCATCAATGACACCACTACTCGCAGATCAGACTGGTGGGGACTGTCAAATGCACAAATGGTTGAGCTATGGAGGGCATTCGGAGTTAACCAGAACATAGTTTATAATACAAACGGTGGATTCTGGATTTGCAAGAAGAATTTTGCCCAGCAAGCAAGAGATACGGCTAACCATTTTCGTGAGTTCCAGAAAAAAGCTGGGCTCAACTTCCCAGAAGAAGTTGGTATAGCGGTATTATCTCACATGTTCAGCAAAGACTATAGTGCTAGATTCCATAAAAACTATATGGATATTTGGGCAAGCGAATGGACTGGAGTATACTCTGACGTGATACCAAAAGGTGCTCCTTGGAAGTTTGTGGAATACATGACCCATAAAGAGTCGGTTGTTGATCCAGCAATTGTTCATGCCATGAGAAGTAAAAACGCATTAGTGGCAATGGGCAAGGATGAAATGATTAAGAATATTCGTAGAGAATACTCTTAATCCCGACCTTAATAACACAGAGCCAGATGGGCGTATCGCTCTGTTTAAATAACGCCCCTTTAATTTTTATTCCGTCATCGAAAGGTGGCGGTTTTTTATTATCATAACATAAAATATTGTGTCGATAAATATTTTATATTATAATATATTTAAGGATTAATTTATGAAAATACTGGTTACTGGCGGTGCTGGGTTCATAGGATCGAATCTAGTTGACAGACTACTTATAGAAGGACACGAAGTTTCTGTAATTGACAATGAGTCATCAGATGCTCATGACTTCTTTTACTGGAATGACAATGCCAATAATTACAAACATGACATATGTGATTATCAAAATACAAGAAAAATCTATGATGGCGTTGACACTGTGTTTCATATCGCTGCAGAGGCAAGAATACAGCCATGTATTGTAAATCCCCTAAAGGCTGTTCAGTCTAATGCCGTAGGAACCTGCACAGTACTCCAGTGTGCAAGAGAAGCTGGAGTCAATAAGGTTGTGTACTCATCAACGTCATCAGCGTACGGTCGCACCAATCAGCCTCCCCTTAAAGAGAATATGCCCAATGACTGCTTAAACCCGTATTCAGTAACTAAAGTGTGTGGAGAAGAATTATGTAAAATGTACTTTAAGCTATATGGTCTTAAGACAGTTATACTTAGATATTTTAATGTATATGGAGAAAGACAGCCATTAAAGGGTCAGTATGCTCCAGTAGTCGGCATATTTTTAAGACAAAAGAAAAACAACCAACCTATGACGATTGTTGGAGACGGTACACAACGCAGAGATTTCACTCACGTTAGTGATGTGGTAGAGGCAAATATAAGAGCAATGGGATTAAATGATCAAGTCATGTATAATGAAACCGACATTATATATCGTTCTTGGGATTTTGGAAATATCATCAATGTTGGAACTGGCGTAAATTACTCGGTTAATGAGATCGCAGACATGATAGGTGGTCCTCGTGTCGAAATACCGCCAAGACTTGGAGAATCAAAGATTACACTAGCAGATATAAATATTTGTAAAAAAGTTTTAGGCTTCCAGCCAAAAGTGTCATTAAAAGATTGGATTAAGAATAATGAGTAATTTAATTTCATTTTATCTTTCGCATGATGCTTCAGTAGCAGTAAAATTTGACTCTAATAAATATCGTATATATGAGCTAGAGAGACTAACTGGTATACGATATTTTAAACCTGACGAAAATTTACCAGCCTTGCTCTTAAATCTTAAGCAAATAATAAAAAAAGACTTAGGGAATAGCTATAAATTTCATAAAGGCATAATTGTAAAAAGCTCTCCATGGGGACATATTGAAGAAAAAGAGGCTATTAAGTCAGTATTTAAAATAAATGACATTGAAGAAATAGGGCATCATATAGCTCACGCTGCATGTGCGATACATTCGCATCAATATGATAAAAGTTTAGTTTTATCATATGATGGCGGAGGTTTTGATGAAGATGATGTAGTTAGAACTTTTAATATATTTCTATGTGACAAGCAAAACAACTACTACAGTAGAATATTTTCTAAATCTATAGATTTAGGAAATGCCTATTCATGTATCGCCATTCCAATAAGCGAAATTAAAAAGGGAAATTACCTAAGTCTTGCTGGCAAGATAATGGGTCTATGCGCCTACGGGAAAGTTATAATTGACTGGATTCCTCACGTAGAAAATTTCTACCGTAATTTCTTTTTTGGTGAAGAAAAATTATTAAAAGATCAATTGTCACGTTTAGGTGAAAAAATAAATTTAAACTTAGATGATCCAGACATTTTAAGTGGGGACAATTCATACAACCTAGCAGCAACTAGTCAGTATGTTTTTGAAAAATTAACATTTGACATGTTAATGCCATTTGTAGAACATTATAAATTACCTGTTGGCCTAACTGGCGGTTGCGCACTTAACGTTTTATTTAATGAGAAATTAAGAAGACTTATTAATATGCCAGTTTTTGTTCCACCTAATCCAAATGACTGCGGTCTTTCTATCGGAGGAATTCTAGCACATCAGAATCCACAATCCACTGTTGATTTTACTTATGCAGGATTTGGCATTTTAGACAAAGAAGATCTTCCAATTTATGTTGAAAAATATTCTGCTAAAAAGATAACTCCAAAAGAAATAGCAAAACTTGTTTCCGAAGGTAAGATCATTGGAATAGTAAAAGGCCTCTCTGAATGTGGTCCAAGAGCTCTTGGCAATAGAAGTATAATATGCGATCCTTCTTTTCCAGACATGAAAGATAAGCTTAATTTAAAAGTTAAGTTTAGAGAATGGTTTAGGCCTTTTGCTCCTATGGTTAGAGAAAACGAGATTTCCAAATATTTTGAAACCGAACATACATGTGAATACATGAGCTTTGCGCCATATGTAAGAAATAAATGGAAAAGCATGCTTCCATCTGTAACTCATCACGATGGCACCTCAAGGGCACAAACTGTTTCAAAAAATGCAAACCCTTATATTTATGAAATAATGGATGAAATGGAAAATTTAGGTAAAATACCAATTTTACTTAATACGTCTTTTAATATTAAAGGAAAACCTATTTTAACAACGATAAAAGATGCAATAGAAGTACTTGAAGAAACAGAAATTGATCACATTATTGTAGAAAACTACATATTTTCAAGAGCAAAAAATGATTAATCAATATAATTTTTTAATGGAATTATTTATCGGACAACGAAAAATTGTCTCTGAGGAATTGCGCCATATTAAAATTTATAAACATCCATCATTCTCAAATGATTATGATTTTGTTACGGTTATACCTAAAATGTCAAGAAACGCGCATTTAAGAATCTTATTAGAAACATATAAAATAAGCATTGCAGAATCTCCGTATAGGCATATTACGATTGTAGTCGAACATTCTGAATCACAAGATGGAAGAGGTATATGCGAACAGGAAAACATACCATATATTTTTATAGAAAAAAATCATTATAAACTTTTCAACAAGTGCCTTTGCATGAATGTTGGATCTGCGATATATGAAACAAAATATTTAATGTTCCATGATATAGATTTAGTAATACCAAAAAACTTTTGGGAAAAATTAAAAAAGAATATAGGAAATAAACAGATAATTCAGTCATTTGCAAATAAAAGAGTTCACTACGTTCATAAAACACAAACAGAAATGGTGTTTGAAAGAAAAATTGACCCAGATACCTTATATGATAATCCTAGTTTTTATAAGTCTGGAAGACCTGGAGCTCCAGGAGGATCAGTAATTATAGACAAAAACCTATTTAGAGAAATAGGTGGATTTGATCCATATTATTTTTTATCTTATTCAATAGAAGATCAGTTTTTCATCGATAAAGCATCACTTTTCTGCAATTTTGATGGATGCAATGATCCGCCGATTGAAATGGTGCATTTATGGCATCCTGAAAATATAACAAAAACACCAGAAGCAATAAGAAATAAAGGACACAAAATTCATAAATATTTTAATAGTATCGATAAATCTTTAAGAATGAAGCTTATTAAAGAATTTTCAAGTTATTATAAAATCCAAAAAAATACTGTAAAAGAATGTTTAAAAAATGCGTCTTCATGACTTTGACAAAATATATTGCATAAACTTAAAAAAGCGCACCGATAGAAAAATTACTTGCGACAAAATATTTAAATTATTGCGACTAAATGTTGAATACATAGAGGCTGTCGATGGCTCGATGATTTCAAGTCCAGCAACTATAAAGCCTGGACACAAAGGTTGCTGTCTTTCTCATAGAAACATATATAATATCGTAAGAAATGATCCATCATTGCAAAAAGTTTTGATTTTAGAAGATGATATTGAATTTCATCCAGAAGTAGAAAAACTATTTAAAGAATGGTACGAAGAAGTACCAGATCATTGGAACATGCTTTACTTTGGAGGCAATCATAACGGTTTAGAAAAAAACTTTGTAAAGCCACACGTGCATAGACTTATTCAAACCTATACTACACACTGCTATGCAATAAAAAGAGAAATAGTACCACAACTATTAGCTGAATTTAGTGATGAAAATATATACAATAATGAAGTAGATGTTCATCTTTCAAAAGTACAAAAAGAATTTCCCTGTTATGGGTTTTTTCCACATCTGGGTTGGCAGCGTGAGTCATTTTCAGATATTGAAATGAAGAATAAACGATATGATTTTTTGAGGTAAAATTTATGATAAATGGATTAGATAAGGCTTTTATATTTACTGAGTGTTTCAACTGTGGACATCTACTTGGTCCTTTTTTGAAAAGTTTTTTCGCTAATCATGATGCTGAAATAAATATAGTAACATCAAAAGAAGACGCAAACAATGCAGGGTCTATTATAAGTGATCCTAGAGTAAAAATAATAGACATAACAAACAATCAAAGTTTTAAGCAAGAATGGAAGACTGGACATAAAGGCACTGCACTTTCATTTGCTTCAGTCATAAAAAAGTGGTCAGATAAAAAATGGCTTATTCATTTTGATTCAGATGTTATATTCAAAAAGGAATCAATTAGTGGAATACTAGATCCATTGTTAAATGGATGGGATATTGTTGGAACTCCAAGAGCATATAAACACAATATGAGCAAATGCACAGGTCTTGATAGTTTCCAAGATACAGTATCCACTTATGCGTTTGGTATAAATAAGAGCAAAATTCCAGATTATGATTTTGATTATTTTGTAAAAATGTGTGGTGGACACGCAAATCCGCTTAAACATACTATATTAGACTTTTTTGATCCAGTTGTTTTTGCTGCTTTAAAAAATGGAGCAAAAATAAACTATCTAGATATAAAAGAATATGGTGGAATGACACATGAAGGAAGCAAATACAATGGGTATGTTTCAAATTTAAACTTTGACTGTGGATCTAAGTTGGTTCATTTTGGTGGAGTGGGATCTGGCTGTGCTTATTACTATGGAAAATCTAGCCCCTCACAAAGTTATGCTGATTGGGCTCTTGGAAGGTGGTCTTTGTATGCAAAAATATTCTTTGACCAAGATATACCATGCAATTTTCCAACAAAATGGTCTAATCCAGACGACCACGAAGGAAGAAGATGGTGCGCTGGCAAATACGAAGATAGTATAATAAATAAAACAAGAGAAGATTTGGAGAATTAAAATGAAAAAAATAAAGATTTTTTGGAAATCTTATCAAAATTCTGGAGTTGAATCTTGGACATCTCCAAATGGATCGTGGAAAAACTGCACCAATACTGAAGAAGATTCAGATCATGATATATATATAGACTCATTAGATGTCCCCTCTGGATCAAGCACATTGTTAGTCGAACCTAAATCTATACATCCACGATATTATGATTATGTAATAAACAATAAGCACAGATTTAAACACATCATATCTTATGATCGCTCTTTTTTTAGAAATGCAGAAAATCTAGTTCATGTGCCACCTCCATTTGGTCCATGGATGCACGGCGAAGATGTTGGTATTCACGAAAAAACTAAAAATATTTCTTTTATAGCATCAACAAAAGAAATGTGTGAAGAGCACAAATATAGACAAAAAATGGTCAAAGAGTACGGACATTACTGCGATGTATATGGCACAGGAAGAGGTTCGAAGCAACTAAAAAATAAAATTGATGGACTGAAAGACTATAGATTTACTTTCTGCATGGAAAATTATATAACAGATCTTTACTATACTGAAAAACTTTTGGATTGTTTTTTAACAGGAACTATACCAATATTTTTTGGGACAAGATCCATTAATACTATTTTTGACGCAGATGGAATCGTCTGGCTAGATGACATAACTAGAGGGATTATTCCAATAGAATCTTTAAATGAGAATTATTATAGCTCAAAACTTAATAGCATAATACATAACTGTCAAATAGCAAAAAGTATGCATACTTGTGTTCAAAATAGCATAGATTGCTTTGTAAAATTTTTATAGTCTAATAATATGATAATAATTCCACTAGGTATTAGATGTGACGCCAAAGGTGCTTTAAATATTATTAAACTTTCAGGGCCAGATATGCCTTTTGATTGGTGTCAAATGTCATGCTCGTCAATGTGTGAAGTTATTTCTTTACAAGAAGATGCTGTATCTGAATTTTGGGAAAAATATTTTAAAAATTTAAATAAAGAAAATGTAAACTTACAAACAGGCAGCTGGTTTCCTCATGACTTACATAAAAATCCACATGGAAATGAATCTATGGAAGAATGCATAGAGAAGTACTCTAGAAGAACTTTAAGAATGTTATATAATTTAAAAATAAAAGACAACAAAATTATATTTACTATTTTTCAAAGACCATCTAAATCTTCAAAAAAATGGGCAAACAAAATATACGAATCATTGATGAAATTTGAAAATTTTAAATTTATAACAATAAATGCTGAAGAGCATAATAATCATAACAAAAACCGATCAAATATATTAGTGCCATTAGATGATTGGAAAAAGCCAGAACACGGTGATTTTGGAGATTGGAATGTAGGGATAGGAGAAGCATTACTTAAATATGCTAAAGAAAATAATATAATATTAAAACCAACAGTATTTCATCCATCAGAAAATAAGAAGCAAAATGGCGAATAAAAAATTTGAAAATATAATAGGAAAAGAAAAAGGCAAGACTGGGTTTGTTCTTGGACTTGGTCCAAGTTTAAATAAAAGTTTACCTATGATCAAGTCTATAGATAAGCAAAAAGAGACGTATGCAATAATATCATGCAACAATATGGATGTAATGTCAGACATAAATTATGACTATTGGATTTTAGCACAACCTGCTGACAATGATAGTCCCTATTGTGTTACAAATCTTTATGAGCGTATCAATAAAAAAGGAGCATTCTTTCTTTACACAGATTGCCTAGACCTTACCGACAGAAATTGGGTAGCAGAGCACATCAAAGTTGATTATATCGGCTACGATCAGCGTCATTTTAAAAGCGAACCATGTGGCTGGGGAAAATTGCCAGGAGGCAGACATATTTGCTGCGCTGGCATAATAAGTGGAAGAAAATGCATACAGGAAATTCTTGCAGACGTGACTGGACATGGAGAGCTATATGGAGCTGGAGATACCGTAGGAGTCCATATGGTGGCTCTCTCTGTGATATTAGGACTAAACCCTGTCTACGTTACAGGAATAGATTTAGACTACTCTAAAGGTTACTTCAATAACAAAGTGAATTTTGAGCAAGACAGGATGGCTCTTGGGATGGCAAATATGAACTACGTCCCAGATTACATACAAAGAGTAAAGAAAGACATAGGCATCATAAGAGACGCTGCTGAAAAGATTGGCACTAAAATATATAGCCTAAATGAGACTGGCCATCTTTCTGAAGTATTAGAGTATAGCAAACCAAATTTATAAGGAGAAATTTTATGGAATTAAACAAATTTGAAGATGAATATGTATGGAAGAATTATACCCCAGAATATGCAGACCAACTTATAGGAATGAAAAACAAAGAAGGCTTTGACTTTTTTGTAAAAAAATGGCACGAAGAAAACGGTAAGATTATTTTTGAAGATAACTTAGTGGATAATTGGAAAGAGTTATACAATACTATTAATAGACTAAATCCAGCATCTGTATTTGAATTTGGATGTGGTGCATGCTACCATTTAAGAAACACTATGACCATATGCCCTCATATTGAAGTTTCTGGAGCAGATTACTTAGAATCACAGATACAATTTGGTCGTACTTTTTTCCCAGACAATTTAGAATTTCCAGAAAATGTCCGTCAGGCTGATCTGACAGAAGATGTAAGTGCTTTTGGAAAACATGAATTTGTTTTCTCACAAGCTGTTGTTATGCATCTTAATTCAGAAAAAGCAATAAAAATGATGAGAAATATGGGTAAGGTTTCTACGCGATGGATCCTATTGATTGAGGGTGTAAGAAATCATAAAAACTGGTATGACCTAGTGAAGTTTGCCCTACCTGAATGGAATATGCAAATCACCAAAGACTACATTGATTATGGGGTATTGTTAGAAAAAGTATGAATTAAAATGGAGAGTATATGAAAAGAATAGCAATGATACCAGCAAGAATGGGCAGCAAAAGAGTTCCGAATAAGAATCTGAGAATACTTGCTGGAAAGCCACTTATAGCATATATAATTGAAGCTGTAAAAGCTTCAAAAAAGTTTGATGACATATACATAAATTCAGAATCTGATGTTTTTGCAGATATAGCTAATGCATATGGCGTTAAATTTTATAAAAGACCAGAACACCTTTCATCAGACACTGCAACTAATGATGATTTTGCGTATGATTTTATTAAGAATATAGAAATGGATGTTCTTTATCAATTTTTAGCAACGTCTCCATTTATTCAGCCAAAAGACATTATTGAATTTGTTGATGATATGGAAGTAAATGAGTATGAGACCTTAATATTAGTAAAAAATGTACAAATCGAATGTGTCTATGAGCAGAAGCCACTTAATTTTAAGCAAAAAGAAAAAACTCCAAGGTCACAAGACATTGAGCCTATAAAAGCATATGCGTGCGGAATGATGGCTTGGGGAAAAAATAGATATTTACAAAACATGGAAAAATATGAATGCGCATATCATGGAGGAGATGGAAAAACAGGATTCCACACGATTGATGGGGTTTCCACTGTTGATATAGATACTATAAGTGACTTTTTCTTAGCTGAAAAAATACTTGAATCACTTAGCTTGCCATCTGAAATGGAACCAGTTTATTACAATAAAGATTTACATTCTGATATTATATCTGAAGCTATAGTTCCAGATATATTGAAAAAAGATGGAGTTTCTAGTGGAGATTATTCACAAGAAAATATAACAATAGTCAATGTAAGAAATATAATAAATGAAAAGCCAAATAATGAATCTTGGATGAGAAGAGTCGTAGATACAGAGAGTAATAGCTGTTGTCTAATAGCACAGCTTCCAGGAGAAGGAAATAGGAGACATTATCATCCTAACTGGAACGAATGGTGGTATATAGTTGAGGGAGAATGGGAGTTTGAGATAGAAGGCAAAAAAAATATTGCCAAAAAAGATGATGTCATTTTTATACCAAAGAATAAATGGCATCAAATTAAATGTGTAGGAGAAAAAATGTCAGTAAGACTTGCAGTGAGCAGAAGTGATGTAGCACATGTCTATAAAAATAGCTAAAACAAGCTTTTGGAATATTAAAGCCGATCTTTTTAAAAGCCATGGCAGTTATTTATTTGATATAAATACTGGACGTGAATATTTAGATTTTTTTAGCATGTATTCATCAATGCCATTGGGCTACAATCATGAAATATTTGAAGATGGATTTTATGATGAATTAAAAAAAATAGCTCATATAAAAATAGCAAATTGTGAGTTTGATAGTATAGAAAAAGATGAATTCATAGATGCATTTTATAATTTTGCTGGATGTAATTATTATTCCAACTTTCATTTTACTTGCACTGGGGCATTAGCTGTAGAATGTGCATGCAAATTAGCAATGGAACATACAGGTAAAAAAAGAATTGTGTCCATTTCAAATAGTTTCCATGGGGTGCAATCTTATGGAAATTTTACAACAGATAGATTTTATCCGGTAAGCGAAAGACTGGAAGGGTTCCCAGATTTTAACTGGCCAAAAGTTAAAGATATCAGTGAATTTATTAAAGAAGTAAGTTCTGGCGATGTAGCAGCTTTACTAATAGAGCCAATACAAGCTACGTTTGGTGATAATTATTTAAATAAATCTTTCATAAAAGAATTATGTCAAGAAGCAAAATCAAGATCTGTTCCTGTGATTTTTGATGAAATACAAACCGGATTTGGAGTTACAGGAGATGTATGGTACTTTAATAAGTTGAATATTTTGCCTGATATAGTAATATTTGGAAAAAAATCTCAAGTATCTGGCCTAATGAGCAGACCTAACTTATTTTACAAGAAAAATAGTCGTGTTTGTGTCACATTTGATGGAGATTTAGTTGATATGCTAAGATGCAAATATATTATTAAAGCATACGATAAATTTAAATTGCTTGACAATGCATCGTCATCGGGAGACAAAATATCAAATATGTTAAAATCGATTAATGGACTTTGTAATGTAAGAAATTGTGGGTTACTTTTAGCCGTAGACTTTGAGAACAAGGATCATAGGGATTATTTTGCCAAAACGCTAAAAGAATTGGGTATGATATGCAATCCTACAAAAGAAAAAACTGTAAGGCTTAGACCCAGCATGGCAATATCAGAACATGAAATTTATAATGCAATAAATTTAATTTCAAAATCTTGCAAGTCTATGCTTGTAAGAGACAAACAAATACCAAACATTCCATACTAAAGGAGATACAATGAAATGCCCATTTGAAAACTTATATAGCAGATTTGAGCAAATTACAACAACAAAAGAATGGGAGCGTCTTCAGAACTCCTTTAATGAAGCTGATTCGGTATATATTATAGGAAATGGCGGAAATATGGCTGTGGCAAGTCATGCAGCTGCTGACGCAACACGCCTGTCTGGAAAGAAGACATACGCTCTTGATAGTCAATCCCTGCTTACTTCTATAGCGAATGACTTCGGCTATGAGAATATATTTAAAAGATGGCTTGAGCTTTATGCACTAGGATCAAAGGAGACAAAGTCTATAGTGATTGGATACTCTGGGTCTGGTGGATCAAAGAGTGTAATCTCTGCACTCGCTTGGGCTAAGGATCAGTATAATTTCTCTTCCCATCTTATATCTGGACAAAAATCTACCTGTCTTCCAGATGGAGTCAATGAACTTGTATGTGAAACTCAGTACTTTCATACACACGAAATAATGTGTGTTATGAGTTTTTATGAGTTAGTGTATGGTAGTGGGAATAAGTGTCCAGTCATTAAAGATGAGATTATTAGAAAAATGGTTCATTAAGGATAAAATGTGACACTACATGGAAAGGTCGCCTTAGTGACTGGATCGACTAGGGGAATAGGGCTATCAATAGCTAGCGCCATGAGAAACCATGGTGCTAGTGTTATATGTACTGGCAGATCAGCAAATGATGATAGCGACATGTACATACCAGTTGATTTCTCTGATAGCGGTTCTGTAGAAGAATACAAAAAACTGTTAACTGAAAAGATAGAACGTACTGGAATAGATATATGTATTAACAATGTAGGCACTAATATTGTTAAACCATTTAGCGATTATACTAATGATGAGTATGAATTACTTATGGACACTAATCTAAGATCTGCATTTGAGACTATTAAGATAGTATCTGAAAAGATGAAAGAAAAACGTAAGGGACATATAGTTAACATAGCTTCTATATGGGGAACAAAAACAAAATCTGGCAGGTCTCTTTACACAATGACAAAGTCCGCTCTCATAGGAATGACCAAGACTATAGCAGTAGAACTGGCTCCATGGAATATCATGGTAAATTGCGTTTCTCCAGGTTTCACTATGACAGAATTAACTCAGAGGATGCTAGGAGAAGATGGAATCGCTAAGATAAGAAATGACATTCCGATGCAAAGACTAGCAACGACAGATGAGATAGCAAAAGCAGTTGCATTCCTTAGCTCGCCAGACAATACATATATAACAGGACACAACCTTATAGTTGATGGAGGGTTCTCCTGTGTATGAAAGACTAAGTATTGAATCTAAAATAAAGAAATATGATGTTGATTTTTTAAATGAAGACCTGTCAATAGATCGATTGGTAGAAAGGCTTAATGTATCAGAGTCTTTAAGTAATATTATATTCGTAGTTGACGATTTTTTAAATGGACTGATAAATACTTACGGTCATAAGGCAATCTTCATCACAAGTTCCGAGACAACAAAATCGTATCGTGGAGTCGAGGGTGTAATGAGAAAGCTCCTGGACTGCGGTATAACAAAGGATACTCACTTAGTGGCAATAGGGGGAGGTATTGTACAGGACGTTGTATCGTTCTCCGCTTCTATATTGTTTAGGGGAATAAAATGGAGCTACGTACCAACTACACTACTGTCTCAAGGAGATAGCTGCATAGGGTCAAAAACTTCTATTAATTTTGAATCGTATAAAAATCAAATCGGAAACTTCTACCCACCAGAAAAAGTGTTTATATATCCAGAATTCGAGAAATCTCTCTCAACTACAGAAATACTCTCTGGAATGGGGGAGATGTTGCACTACTTTTTGGTTTCTGGAGAAGATGATCTAAAGTTCTTTATGGACAACATGAATAATGCAAGCAAGATAAACATAGTCAAGAGATCTCTTATGATAAAAAAGAAGTTTATTGAGATAGATGAATTTGAAAAGAAAGAAAGAAAACTTCTAAATTATGGACATTCATTTGGGCATGCAATAGAGTCTATGATGGACTATGCGATACCACACGGTATAGCAGTTGCCTATGGAATGGATGTTGCTAATTTTACATCAATGAAACTTGGGTTTTTGTCAGAAGCAGACTATATAAGATATAATAAAACGCTAAGAAATATATACAAAGTATGTCCTATTAAATCGATAGACTCCAACTTAATCACATCGTTTTTAGCCAAAGATAAAAAGAATACAAGCACACACTATGGCTTCATATTGACAAAGAAAGCTGGAGATATGTTCGTGCATATGATCAATAAAAATCAAGATATGCATAATGTCATAGACGAATGGTTCTCTTCGATTGAGAAAGATAAATTATGAGATATGAATATACTATATCACCACAAATAAAAGACGGCGAAGCATTCGACCACGATTTACATGAAGCCTTAAAATTAGCAAGCATGCAAGATCATGAAATATTGCATAGCAGCTTTAATACAAATTGGATAAAAGAATGTAATATAAATCCAAAAGTTATATTAGATATAGGCTCTTATGACGGTGGAGATGCAATAAGGCTTAAGCATAAATTTCCTGAAGCTAATGTATATTCTTTCGAAGGCGACCCTGCAAGAATAAATTTAATAGAAAAATACATTAAAAAATTTGATGTAAATTTTATTCCATTAGCAGTTTCAGATCATAATGGAGAAAGTCAATTTTATCAATCATTCGTAGATGGACAAGCACTTGGTCAAGGATCACTACTTAAGCATACGGATTTATATAAATCAATATATCCCCATATAAAGCAAGAGCAAGATCCGATTACAGTCAAATGTATATCTATTGATTCATTTTGCAAGGAAAATAAAATAGATGAAGTAGATGTAGCCCATATAGATGTAGAAGGAGCAGAATGGTATGTTTTGAACGGCATGGGAAGCATAAAGCCTAAAATGATATTTTTAGAAACCATTATCAATAAAGGTGAAAAAAGAGGATGGCTTGGATCATTTAGTGCTGATAAGGACATACACAATATGCTTACCGGAATGGGATATTCTTTAATAAAAGATATTATATCAGATAGGCTTTACGTAAAAGAATAAACTTAAAAAGAGAAAACCATGAATAAAACAAATCAAAAAATACTTATAACCGGAGGAAGTGGACTTTTGGGTCGAAGTTTAAAAGATATAAAACCAGAATTTACGTATCTATCCTCCAAAGACGTTAATTTGTGCGATCAAGCAGAAGTTGAAAAGACGCTTGACCTATATGCTCCAGATAAAATATTCCATCTTGCTGCAAGAGTTGGTGGGATTAAGTGGAACACAGAAAGTCCATACGATTTTATCCATATCAATAATACAATGAATACTAATGTAATAAATTATTGCGTTAAAAAAAATATACCAATTATATTCTCTTCTAGTACATGTGTGTATCCAAAAGAAGCCAGGTCTTATCCAATGACAGAGGATATGGTTAATGATGGAGAGCCAGAGCCAACCAATGACTCTTACGCATATTCTAAAAGATTTGCAGGGCAAATGCTACAAGCAGCACACAAACAGTATGGATTAAAATATTGCACTCTTTATTTCTGCAATCTTTATGGAGAATATGATGAGTTTCACAATGATGTAAAAAGTCATTTAGTAACTGCTTTAATAAAGAAGTTTTATAATGCCAAATTAAAAAATCTTCCAGAAGTAGAACTTTGGGGAACAGGAAAACCAATGAGGCAATTCATGTACGCAGGTGATGCTGCAAAAATACTTATCAAAGCACATGAGCTTAATTTACAAGGAGATTACAACGCAGCAATACCAGAAAATTTAACTATATCTCAAATAGCCAATATAGTCAAAAATATAATAGAGTTTCAAGGAGATATAAGATATAACGGCAATTTAGATGGTATTTTTAGAAAAGATGTATCTTCTGATAAATTAATAAATATAACTGGATATTTTAATTTTACTTCTCTTGAAAGTGGAGTAAGGCAAGTATGTAAAAAATTGATGGAGACAAAAAATGTGGAAATTAATGCATGACGGGGCTATAAGTCACTCTGATAGGACAAAGATGTGTGAATTCTTGATGAGTGATGCAAGGCTTACTTATGGCGCAAAAGTTAAAGAATTTGAAAACAAGTGGTCAAAATGGCTTGGCGTAAAGCATAGCGTTTTTGTCAATTCTGGCTCATCTGCTAATTTAATACTTGTACAAGCTGCGCATGATCTATATGGGCATGGAAGTTGGGCTGCTCAAAGTTGCACATGGTCTACAAATATAGCCCCTATTATTCAACTTCAAAAAAAGGGTGGCATTTTTCTAACAGATATAGACTTAAAAAATTTAGGACCCAGCATAGAAGATGTAAGTAATTATATAAAACTGCATGATATTAAGTATATTTTTTTAACACATGTACTTGGTTTATCTGCTCTTTCTGAAGAACTTATAAAATTGTGTTCTGAAAATGGAGTGATAATATTTGAGGATTGCTGTGAGTCACACGGCACTGTATGGAATGGAAATAAAATAGGCACAGTTGGTAAGGCCTCAACATTTTCATTTTTCTATGGACATCATATGACCACAATAGAGGGTGGAATGATATGCACAAATGATGATGAATTTTACGAGCGTCTATTGCTTTTGAGATCGCACGGACTGCTTAGGGAGTTACCAGAAGAAAAGCGCGAAAAATACAAACAAGAAGGCGTTGACCAAAGATTTACTTTTTTATGCTCAGGATATAACGTCAGAAATACTGATCTTCAAGCAGTTCTTGGCATAGAGCAAATAGACAGACTTGAAAAATCTATACACATAAGAAACAAGAACTTTAAAACATTTGTTGCTTCAATAGACAGAGAAAAATATTACTCTGATTTTGTCACAGATGGAACTAGTTTATATGCATTCCCCATTATATGTAAAAGTGTAAAACCAATAGATGTAAAAAATGCACTGGATGCCAATCAAATTGAGAATAGACCACTAATAGCTGGCAATTTATTAAAGCATCCAATGTTGGAGAAAACTGATACTTTTATATTCCCCATGCCTGATGCTTGTAAAAATGCAAACTTTATACACAATAATTCATTTTATGTTGGTAACAACGAAACCATCAATGAACAAGACGTAAGAAAACTGACTTCTATTTTGAATGCATTATGATATCTGTACAATTAAAAGGACATACTGGCAATAATCTATTTCAAATTGCATCAGCCATTGCTCTTGCAAAACGCCATGGGGTTGAATGTGGATACGTTGGAGATGATGAAGTTAAAGGATTTGAATTAATAGGCGTAAAAAAACTTAACGAAAAATCAAAGCATTTATTTGAAGAGAAAACATTTAGTTTTTACGAAAAGTTTTTTAAATTAAAGCCGCATACTCATCTTCATGGCTATTTTCAATCTCCAAAATATTTCTCTAACGCATTGGAAGAAGTCAAGAAAGCATTTTCTTTCAAAAAATATATCTATGAAGAATTAAATGGAATAGATAATTTTAAATATGAAGGTTTAATAGGACAAGAAAATCTTGTCGCAATACATATTCGAAGGGGAGACTATTTAAAACATCCTGATGTATACCCAAAAATGACTCATGAATATTATCTTAGTTGCATAAATAAAATACCGAATAGAAACAAGATTTTAGTATTTTCAGATGATATTCAATGGTGTAAAGCTCAATTTGAAGGTCCAGATTATATTTTTGTAACAGCACCAGCGTATCATTCAATGCTTCTTATGTCTAATTGCGATAATGTAATTATGGCAAATAGTACGTTCAGTTGGTGGGGAGCTTATTTAGGCAAACCTAAAAAAGTATTCAGACCACAAAATTGGTTTGGAAATAAATGGCCATATAAAGAATCACACCCAACACTTGCAGACTGCACGAAAGATCTTTTCCCACCAGAGTGGTCAGTCATTTAACTTACTTTCTTACTTCTGTATAATGCTTAATGAAGTATTCTATAGTACTACTCAAGCCCTCATCTAGAGAAGTAAATTTAAAATCTGGGTATAAAGACTTGAATTTTTTATTACAAGAGTTTTTCTTCAATATGCCTTCAGGTTTTGATTTATCAAAATATACATTTCCATCAAATTTCATTTGCTTTACTATTTCGTATACTATTTCTTCAATCGCATACGTACTATCAGGAGATACTATCATGGTGTCAAAATTTTTAGAATCATCATGAAATGATAGATCAATAATTTTAGCAAGGTCTTTTACATATATGAACTCTCGCTCTGCCCTTCCAGACCCCCATACTTCCATCGTGGTATTTGTATTTTTTGCAATCCAACATTTATGGATTAAACTTGGTATTACATGACCATTATTCAAACTATAGTTATCATTTTCTCCATATAAATTACAAGCTATTATGCATGAGCTGTCAACTCCATGTTGCTGCTTAAGAGCCCTTGCTCCGACATCAAGCATTCTCTTTGCATATGCATATCCAAAGTTGGTGTAATGAGGCTCTCCCTGATGCAAAGACTCCACCTCTAATGGCAATGGAGCCGCAGATGGAAATATGCAGGTTGAAAGAACGAATATTGCCTTCTTGAATCTGTATTTTTTGCACATATTCATTACATTCATACTCATAGATAAATTATCAGAGAAGTAATCATAAACAAAATCAGCATTCGCTTTTACTCCACCGACTTTTGCTGCAGCATGAATAACCGAATCTACTTTATTGTTAATGATATATTCTTCAAGTTTAATGCTATCAAGAACATCTAATTCTTGTCTTGATGGCTTAAGTCCAAATGTCATTGCGGAACCCAAAAGACCACGACCACCCGTTATAAGTGTACTCATTTAATAATAGCCTCTAATAATGATCTGTTGTAAAAGTTAAATTTTTCTCGACCAATGAAGGCCGTAAAAACGCCTCCATCCCAACTTTCTCTATTAAATTTTTCTTTTAAAATTATATTATCTATACAATACACGTCTGGATCGCAAAGAGAAAAAAATGCTATGCAAAAACTAAAAGTACCGGGACTAAGAACTAGATTATTGCAATTTGCGCCGTACCTAAGCGCATGGCTAGGACTGCAATCTCCAAGAATATTACAATTTTTAAAATTACTCATTAGCTTCTTTACTATATCATGGTCAGGACTATCAGTTGAAATAGTACATTTTTCATATGGTACTTTTTCAATTTGTTCATGATAATATTCATATGGTAAATTATGCCTATTATCTATATCTCCGAGTCTAACATGCGCAAAAAGATCAGAAACACCATTAAGTGGTTTGAATATTATTCTACTTTTATAGAAATTAATAATATGTTTGTTCTCAAATATTTTTCTGTCGTGAAAATAACCATTTAAATGTATTCCATGTTTTATATTTTCAGTATTAATAATGTCAAATATGTTGCTGTCATTTACTTCAACTTTACATGAATAATTTTTGGAGCCAGATGTTTTGTGGACTATGAAATCATCATTAGACTCTAGCTCTGTGTTAAATTGTAAATTAAATTTATGTGACAGATATTGACCCATCAAGTATTGAAGAATATTATTTCCTAATCTACCAATGTAGTTTATTTCAAGACTCATAGATTCATATAACCTCTAACTTTTCATTTACTAAACCCCAGCTTGGTGGGTTGGCTTTAAAAAATCTAGCATTAATAGATGGATTAACTAGATGATTATTTTTATTTCCATCTTTAACCGAAGGCTGCATTAGATGGAAGAACTTCATTCCATAATCTTCAATGTCTCCGCCATAGGCGTACCGCTGCATTAAGCGACGATGAAACTCTATATCCTGCCAGCCCCAATATCTTAGCTCTTCATACCATCCCGTACTGTTTTCCCATAGCTCTCTATTCATAAGAAGAGCGATTGATGCTCCCCTGAATTCATATCCACTTTTTATTTTATCATGATAAACTTGAACACCATTTTCAATCAACTTTACCAATTCTTTATTACTGTTTAAACTATTATATGATTCAAATGGAACGTGAAATCTGGAAGCCCAATAAAAATTCATATCTTGAGTACTATCCATTTTTTTAACAAATTCATACAGCTTTTTAAAAGTATCATTCAAAATAAAACAGTCTGAATCCCAAAAACATACATACTTGCCTTTGCTATGGCGAAATGCAGTATTTATTGGATGAACTATAGAATAGTTTGCTTCACCGTTATATTTTTTTGCTATTTCAGGTGAAACATATACACATCTAAAGTTTTTATGTTTTCTCTTTACTACATGCTCTACAATCTTTTTTTCGCTCCCCCAGTCGCATAAAACCAATTCCACATCTTTTGCCTTACAAGCTTGGATATTGTCTAAAGTTTGGTTCAAATTAAATTCTATAGTCTTTGCGCCGTTATAACGAAAGCCATCATTTTTTCCTGGAACTAGTATTGATAATAGCATTTTACAAAGGCTTCCAGACAACTAGCGAATGGCCTTCAATGAAGTAGCTTCCGCTCCATATTCTTCTCTTGTCTATGATCTTAATCTTTCCAATACTTTCAAGCCATTCAAGATGCTTTAGATAATCGTGCAGGTAATTTCTCTTTCTGAAATATCTGACAGAGAGATTATCTATCAACTTTGACTCGTCCAATAGCTCTGCAATTGGTTCCATGTTGATGCACAAAGCTGGCTTCTTATCTAATAGATAATCAACAAACTTAACATAGTTGCTTCCAGTCTGCTCAAGTGCAGCAATGGTATATGCAATGCTGTTACTGTCTATATTAAATTTGTAATCTGGCTTGAAAAAGTCAAGATTATGAGCACCTATCGGCTTGGAAAGAGACTTACTTATTTCACCGATAAGCTCCTGAGAAGATTTGGTCCAATCCAATCCCGTCAGGTTCAAGTCTGGACGAGCCTCTCGTAGTCTGAGTAAATGGTAGCCAGGTCCGCACCCAAACTCGTATACGCCACTGTAGCCATCCTTTAGGTAGTGATGCAAGATAGCGTCAATAAAGCATATATGTATCTTGTAGTCAAATGCTGGAGTAATTGGATTGACGACATTACCCATCCATCTAACATGTCTGTTTTTACAGTGATACTTAGGAATAAGAGAGTTTATATCTTTGGTTTGCTTATACATATCAAGATTTTCTCCCCAGCCCTTTTCCCAATCATCTATTCGGTGAGCGCCACTCTTGACTATGTCTCCAGTAAGCACATCTACAATACGAATGAGATAGTCATTCATCTCTTGGTCTGTGAGATGCTCATAGCGTAAGTCAAAATCATCAACCATTTTTGCTGGCAAGTCAGCTATCTTGAAGCCAAGAATGCCAGATATGTCATCTGCTGTTATTTTATATGCCATATAAACCTTTCTGCCATTCCATTGTGCGCCTTAGTCCTTCGCGCAAGGGAATGAAATCTATTTTATTAAATTCGTTAAAATATCTACTTAAGCTGAGGTTAACGTTCTTGGGAGTACCAGCAAGAGAATTAACGTCATCTTTAGGGGCGTATACTTCTACGCCAGTTAATTCTCCTATGATGGTTGCTAGTTCAAGTATGTTTGTTCTTGATTCTCCAGAAACATTATAAACTATTTGCTTTCCAAATAAAGATATGTTCCAGGCCATTTCGATGATGTCTGAAATGTATCCATATGTCCTCAGTGAAGAGCCACTGTCAAGCAAATCAATTCTTTCCTTTTCAAATGCCTTCTGAAACAATGAATTGAGCACGCGTTGATCATTTTTCTTTGTACCTGGGCCATAAGCCAGACTGAGCCTTATTATTTTTACTTTGACATTCTGGCCAGATAATGCATGGCATATAGATTCGCCACATCTTTTTCCTTCAATATAGCAAGACCTGGGATGATCTGGCTTAGAGTTGCCAATATCATTCTCTGTGATACTATCGCTATCAAGGCCACTGTATACCTCGCTTGTACTCATAAAGACAAAAGTACCGCCCTTGTTTAACATCTTGAAAAGCCTTGTTGTTGAAGCTGTGTTCAACTCAATAGTCTTTACTTTATTTTCAAGAAATTTATTAGGCTGAGCATATCCTGCTGCATGGAATATAAAATCAAATCCACCTAGAGTTTCACACAATGAGTCATAAACTTCTGTCAAAAGACCATCATTGCATATATCCCCTTTGATTATTTCCGTACCATCAAAAAGTTCTTTAAACGCTGGCTCTACGTCGTTATTTACCCAGCAATAGATTCCTATATTTAGTTCTTTTTGCACGCTCTTTAAACATGAGAGCATGTAAATCCCCATGATGCCAGAAGCTCCTGTAATTAGAATTTTCTTATTTCTTAATGATGAAAAGTCTATTTTTTTTGCTATATCACGGCATTCAAAATTTATTAAATCAAGCATTCAGCAACCTTTCTTCTTATGCCATCAGCATCAAGCATTAAATGCTGGTCGTGTTGTTTTTTATCGCCATAATTATGCAAGAATTTTCTTGGTACACCAATATTGAAAATTCTGTACTTTTTGCCAGCAAGGGCTTCATTAATAAGATAATTTGTTGTGCCTGCATAAAATGGCTCACATACAATTATTGTTTCATTAAAATTATTAACTAGTGAAGTTGCATCAAATGGAAGAATGGAATTATAGTAAAGGATAGAAACATCAAATTCTTCACATGCCCTCATCACCGCTTCGCATATTGGACCGTAGCACACAATAGTCGCAAGCTGACCCTTTTTAGCGATAGCAGCACGCCCTGGTTCGCAATCAAAAGACACTGAGTTTTCGCTTTCGCTCAGTCTGAAATACTTTGGAATACTCAATTTATAAAATGACTTCAAAAGACAATCAAATTCATGAGATGTTCCGGGAACAAAAATATTGATATTGGGTATACTCAAAAGACTTTGAATATCTCCAGGGCAATGATGTGTGCATCCAAGACCAGCGTAGTCGTATGACGCTCCTACGCTAATGAAATTTCCGTTTAGCTCTTGGTATCCAAAATCTACCTTTATTTGCTCCAGGGCTCTTTCGACCATAAATGGAGCTATCGTATGAATAAAAGGTATCATCCCGCCACGAGCCATTCCAGCTGCCAAGCTTACAGTTGCTTGCTCCAATATGCCTATATTGTAAGCCCTATTTGGGATATTTTTTAATTCGTCTCGAAAGCCAAATACTCCAATATCTCCTAGCAATAACACAGAGTCGATATCACCATGAAGTATTTCTTTCATTGATTTAACAAATTGTTTTCTCATTTTATATCTTAACGATTATTCCCTGAGTACTACCTGGCTCTGTTGTCAAAGAGTCTTCTTTGTCAGACATAAACTCATTGACTGCTTTTTTTACTGCACGCATTCCGGGATGGGCCATATAATCGTGTACTATTATTACACCACCGCTAACCATTTTACTATAGAAGTACTCTAAACTCTTGAGAGTTGAATGATATGTATCTGTATCTATATGCACAAAGCAATACTTTGCCTTATCCATTTTAGCTGTGGAAGAATCTGGAAAATATCCACGAACAACTGTTACTGTTGAATCGTCTGCAAAATTATTCAACTGCAAGAATTTTTCATAATCTACCTTGAGAAGTCCATTTGGTATCCCAAGTGAAGAGTCTTCTTCACATACATCTGCAAGTCCCTCAAAAGTGTCGCACAGGAAAAGCTTCTTTTTTGCCCCTTTTAGATTGAATATAAATTCACTTGTGAAGCCTTCGTATGCTCCTATCTCAACAAAGTGACCATCCATGTCATTACATTTTTCTATCCAATTTGCAAGTATCACAAATTCTTCATCGTTTTGACACGGATGAGTGCCGCTTCTCTTCCCTTTTAAATTGTTGACAATCGTCATAACTTCATTCTTTTTCATCTTAGCCTCCATGCACTTGGCGTTGCATTAAATGTATTTTCATATTTGGGTTCAAATAGCAAGCCATACCGGCTACGTTTGAATTGATGCAGACTATCTCTTTTCCTCTTGAGAGCAATAGGCACTCAATTATTGTATCACGACCATGTTTTATCTTGTCCTGACCATGGACTATATGACAAAGGGGCTTTGGAGAATCTATCTTCTCGCACCGCAAGTCAGTGTGGTAGTAGCAGACATTTGGGAACGCATTATATATCCCCATAATTGCTTCAAGACTGTCAGACGCTACAAATATTTTCTCGTAACTGTTCTGCTGCTGTATTTTGCTTATCTTATCTATCAAAAGTGGAAGATTTGTGAATTTATAGTCCGTACTTCTAATATGAACCGACACCTGACTTTCGTTTTTAAGATTACCTTTAGCAAACTTTTTAACCTCATTCATTATGACTGGAAGAGGCTTAACGTATTTATCAAGCATTGCTTTGATCTCTAATCTATGCGCAAGAAGATCATCTCGATCTGCTATCATATTCCACAGTTTTAGTCTGTAGTCGTGAATGACTGGCCGAGTCATAACATAATTCTCTAAGAAGAAGTTTGCAGTTGAAGTAAGCTGAGAAACCTCAAATACTTCACCTTCCGGCTTCCCGTCATTGATTGGCTTGAAATAGTGACTCCAGGGATTTTCTGGTCCATCTCTATAAAGAAACTTTTCACCTATATTAATGATAGGCTTCATTTTATTTAGTTCACAGTACTTAATATTGTCTATGATCTGTAGCAGACTGGAGAACATGCCGTATTCTCTTGTATTAATAATTAGACTTTTAGATGCTTTCATATAGTTCCTTGATCATATCTTCGCACTCAGTAGCACTGGGAGACTTATGGTGCCATTCTGGACTGTTCTCCATCCGCTTTATGCCTTTACCCTTTATCGTATGAGCAAGTACGAAATGGGGTCTTGATTGATCTTTCTTTAAAAGAACTTTTGATATTTTCTCAATATTATGACCATCTACTTTGCTGCATACCCATCCAAAAGATTTAAATTTCTTGACCATATCACCAATTTCAAGAGCCCTGTCTGTAGAATGGTTGTGATCTAATATACAACATAAATTATTAATTTTATGGTGTGAGGCAAGTAATGCAGTTTCCCATATAGTTCCTTCATTAGACTCTCCGTCTCCAATAATACAAAATACTTTTCCAGATTCACCCTTGATCTTTTTACTCATTGCCATTCCCAAAGCAAATGGAAGACCATGACCAAGAGATCCTGTTGAACATTCTATTCCATTAAGCCTAGAAGAAGGATGTCCGCCTATTTTTGATGAAAATTTGCAAAATGATTGCATATTTTCATGGAGTATTCCAAAATGCTCCATTATTGCATAAAGACCAAGAGATGCATGTCCTTTTGAAAGCACAAATTTATGATCGCCTTTTGTAATAAATTTTTCGTATATAACATACAGTATGTCAAGTATGGACAATGCACTTGGAACATGGCCTTCTTTGCTCAAAGAAGATGTTAAAACTATTTTCTTTATTATGTTTTTTCTATTAGTATTAGGAAGCATATGACTATATGTCGAAATAATTTGTATCATGCTAATCAGAGATTTCACAAAAATGTACTGTATTAATCTGCCGCGCAGAGCAGATAGAAAACAGCATGCACAGACAGTATTTAAAAACTTTAATTTTAACGTAAATTTTGTAGATGCAGTTGACGGGAAAACTCTATCAAATACTGGTGATATTAAGCCTGGAGAGGCTGGCTGCTGCCTTTCTCACCGAAAAGTTTTAGAGATGATGCTGGCAGATTCATCCATAAAAACTGCTCTAATAATGGAAGATGATGTAGAGTTTGACAGAAATGTTGCCACAAGGTTTGCCGAATACGTTAAAGGAGTACCAACCGACTGGCAGCTTCTATACCTGGGCGGTAGCCACAGGAGTAATCCTTTAAAGAAAATAACTCCACACGTTCATAAGTTAAAGAAAACCTATACAACACACTGTTACGGTATCAAAAGAGAAGCTGCAGAAAATTTAGTAAAATTCTTTGCCGATGACAGAATATTTAGAAAACCTGCGGACCTGCACTTGGCAGACTTCCAAAAACAATATCCATGCTATGGTTTTATGCCCAGTATAGCATGGCAAAGGGCTGGATATTCAGATATTAGAGAAGATTTTAAGGACTACAAGCATATAAGATAATGTAGGAGTCTAACTTTAGATAAGGTAATTATAAGAATGATTAAAATAAACAGCAAAAATTTTACCAAAAGAGCATCATCTATTGTAGATGCACTGTACAATGACTGCATTACACTAATAAATAAATTAGAGAAAAAGATAATAAAAAAAGATAAAAATGGGCAAATAGTAAAAGATACAAAAGGAAATGCACAAACAAAAGAATTTCGTATTATTTTAGTTCCTGATTCACCACAGCAATGGGAATGCTTAGCGATTCAAGCAAAAGAAGCAGGAAAAGCAGAATTGCTGCAAAAATTAAAAAATATGCTTACCGAAGCGATAGATTATTCAGACAAAAATCCAGGAATGACAACGGTTAATTTTAGTCAGTTAAGCTCCGCACCAGAACTTTTGCCACTTATACAGTCATTGGGGTCTAAATAATAGTCAGGCATAAGATACAAGTATGGTGATTAGAATTGCCATAGATAAGCCTAAAACTACAACAAAAACAAAGCTATTCATCCATAAACATGCATTCTTTGCTGTATTGTTACTGATTACAGAATCTGTTTCTGTTATTGAATGAACTTTTACCTTCATGTGCTTGTTTTTAAAATTGGCTTATTAGCTGAGTTTTTCAAGTAGAATTCTCACCTTCATCTTTTCCATTAGCTCACCCAAGTTGAGAAGTTTTTGCATTATTTCTTTGTGCTTTGTGCTATTAAATTTTAAAGAAACTCCATATTGATTTATACTCCAAACATCAAACCATTTCTGATAGCTATCATCCATCGATTTAATAGCAACATCAAAGCAGACATCATGCTCAGGCCCTGAGCGATTTTCTTCTTTTTTCTCAGAGTCTGTTGCCGTATCATCGGGTTGCATTACTTTATAAGCCCATTTATATGCATCATTACCAAAAGGGGTGTTCATGTAAGCAGAAACCTTGATCCCAATGCCACAACTAGTAGTTTCTGACACTGCTTCTAATCTTATAACATGTTTATTATTAAATAGTGTGAACTTCCAGCCATCAACTATTGCTTTAATAGGTTCAGGCTTCTGGTACTCGTCCCAGTGGAATTGGTTGTAACTATTATTACTTGCAAGACTACTCCACGTCTGTTTCATCTTCTTGATGCTGTTATGTTTTGATTTAGCCATATCTATTTATATTCAGTAGGCATACCTTGCAGTATGCAATCATTAAAGATTTCCAAGTTTAAATACATGCAAAAAGAAGGCAGTCCATATTTGGTTCTTTTAACCGGCATATTTATCCAAGTTTTTTGTTGCAAAATATACAGATCTAATTCAGCGTATTCTGAAAATGTATTTTTACACGGAAGAAAAAGCACAGATCTACTAGATGTCCATTTTTTACCTGCAGGCATATGCCAAAGAGTAAAAGAAGAGGTTTGCCATGCATCTTTTGGACGAACGCCGCTCAATCTATGAAATCTAATCATTTCAGTACGATATGGCTCATGACTTTGTAAATTATTCATCCACACAAGAACTTTATCTTTACTGGCATTTTTCATCACATGCATAAGTCTTGTCATGAGGAATCTGGCAGGATGTGTATGATTGGTGTCTGTAGAAAGGCATACTGACTTTAATATCAACTTAGACCTATCTCGTTCTGATATAAACTCGCTGCCTATATTTTCATATATGTGAGACTCAAGAGATTTAATGGCACTAAAATTTACAGGTTCAGAAAAGAACTTATTTATTTTTTGGTAATTAATATTACTGAGAAATTTTAACATGGAAGCTCCAGATACACATATATCGAACGTCATTCACAAGTTGTCTGCACTTGGCCTGTACCAAATGCATGGATGGCCTATTGGTAAGTGGGAAAAAATATTATTGACCAACAACTGCGATGCCATTATTGAATGGCTCGCTTTTGCTGAAAAAATAATTGCAGTAAAAAGGGAATGGACGACCGAATACAATAGATTAGAAATGCAAAAAGAACTCGAATTATTCCCAAAAAGACTCGAGCTCTGTCACATGGCCTATAGATATCAAGAAAGCTTAAAAGATCTTTCGTGAACTGATATTATATTTTTTTCCATTGGCACAGTATCTGTGTCTTCGATTATTTTAAATGTTTTTATAAATTCTGATAATAAAATTAAAAGATTAGAACCGCTGAAAGAAATATGCTCTTTTGAAGAAATAAGATTGTAATATCCATTATCAATTTTTATTTCAAATGCAGATATCTTTGAAACTTTTTCAAGAGCGTACATTGTGACGCTTTTTTCAAACATATCAAAATCTATATTTGAGCCATCACACCAGTCCCATATGTCATGGTAATTTTTAATACTTTTCATGCTTTCAGGACGAGCAAAAGGAACAGCATTCCATATGTGCTGGATATGCACATTCATCATATCTATATATTCAAAACGCTTTTCCCAATCGTAAATCATAATTTAATTCCCTTGCCTGGATTCGGACCAAGACAAGAACCTTCAAAGGGTTCCGTGCTACCATTACACCACAAGGGACCACACTGTTTGATGCATATTCTATCGACCCGTTTACAGGTAAATGGAAACAAAAAAAGAAACAATATATGGAAATATTATGAATTGGTTTAAAAAAGCATCACAAAAAATATCGTACACTGGAGTTATGCTGGATGAGCAAAGCCACAATTTGCTGCTAGACAAGATGTCTACGTTTGTTCCAGGAAGCTGGAAAAGATATGCACATCATATGACAATTAATCTTGGGCCAGCTAAAGATCCAGAAAAGCTAGGAAGCAGCGTAAAGCTTGTTGCAACACAATGGGCTAAAGATGAAAAAGTCTTGGCAGTCATGGTGGAAGGTCTGCCATTAAAAGACGGAAGAACCCCACACGTTACAGTTGCAGTCAATGCGATGGACGGCGGAAAGCCCAAAGACAGCAACAACCTAAAGTCTTGGCAGCCGATTAGCGAACCAATTATACTGAATGGCGTAATTAAAGAAGTTGCTATGCAGTAATAAAATTATGCAATGCACCATGTAGACCTTGAGACATCAAATCCTGAGGCCTTATTCGCTTGCCCTCAAAGTAAATTCTCATAAAATCATTTCTTATTTGATCTAGACTTTTGATTTTATGACCAAAGAATTCTGAGGCGCTCCTTCGTCTATTAAAATTAAACTTACCTATCTTCTCAAATTCATCTAGTCTGGTACTGCATATAAAGCCAGCATGGACATAGTTCTTTACAGCTACACACATATTAGCATGTTTTGTCTTGGCAAGACGCTGATCTATAATTGACTCCATTTGCCATATTGGAGTATTTATTATATTAGCAAATGAAAGCTTAGCTAGGCGAGATGGCATCATCCATGGCCAATTACTGTAAGATCTTTTGCCTTCTTCATGTTTTACTGTTTTTAGGAATCCGTTACCAGATGTTTTTAGTTTTTTCCATCCATAATCAGACTTAGCAAGTTGAAGATAAACATTTTTGCTAGCAACTTCTGAAAGAACACTCTCTAAATCCGAACCAGCCTGACCAGGAAATACGCAATCTGGCGGAATCATGTTGTCCTCAGCAGATGAATCATCAAAAAAAAGTGGACATGGCAAAAAATCATCTTCAGCAAATATTATTAATTCAGAATTATTTTCATTTATAAAAGACGATACTAGTCCTCCAGTGCTACCTTTTTTCCATCCGTTTGTGTTAGCATTTGATCTAATTACTCGATCATAAAAAGGCGATAGCTTATCAATACATCCTGCATCAGATCCATCATCAAGTAAGACAAAGTCATTTACAAAAGGAAAATAGTGCCTAGCTAACTCCACATGGACTTGAGCAAAATAAGGTCTGTTCCAGTGCAAAATGCCATATGAGATCTTCACTTCATGACCTCTTGTGCAAATTTTTCAAATGTTGATCTCAAACCAATAGTTTTCAAATCCTCAATTTTAATCTCTGGTTTATTAATCAACCATTTCTCTAAAAACTTTTTATTAAAATCATCTATTGTAGAAAACTCTTCTTCTTTTCCTATTGATGTGACAAAAGCCTTAGACTGCTCGTTCCTAATAGAAGCTTTTTCTGTTTTTTCTGCGTAGCGCATGTCTTTCTTTGAAAATGGCAAACCAACATGCACAAATAGTCTTTTATCTGCACACCAATTCCAGTTTCCTTTTCCATAGTTATCAGCCATCCATTTATTCAAATGGCTTTCAACTTTCCACATACCAGCGTTTTTAGGTAAACTTAAAAATCTAGCATTACTAAATTTCATTATCCATGGCCAATTACTGTAATAAAATCTTGTTTTTTTCCTATGATCTATTTGGTGCCATTTCAATGCATTAGATCTAGTTTTTCCCGTGACTGGCACTCCCTTCCATCCGCAATGATCACGAGATGGCTGAACTATTACTGCCTGCTGAACATTAAACAAAAATACTGCATCAGATAGAGCGTCTGGCCCATCCTCCAGCTTTGCATCTGGATATGTTCCATTTTCGTAAAAAGAATTATCATCAATTCCGTTTGGCCATAAAAAAAAGTCATCCTCAGAAAAACTTATAAAAGTGCCTTTGCATTTCGACAATGCTGCTCGTATGGTATTAGAGGCAGAACTTTCTTTCCATTCAAACTTGTGATCAGGCTGAACATACACAATATCTGCACCAATATTGGAGATGTAGTTTAAAACCTCTGCATCCGATCCGTCATCAGCTATAATAATTTGAGAAACTGAAGGACAGTATTTTTTTATCAGCTCAATGTGAGTTCTCAAAAGCCAGGACGGTTATAATGAAGCACGACATGACTAATCATTTTTTATTACCTAATAAAGACATACCAAAATCCATGTATTTTTTTACAGATAATTTGATATGAAGATCACTATTGTCAAAATTTATAATTGGTTTTTTAATACTGTTTACATATGCCTTGGCAATTTCTGGCAGACTTATACCTGGAGGATCTTTAGGGTTTGCCTGTTCTCCGCGCCATACTACATCACCAACCTGATATCCTCTACCTCTAACTATCTCTTGAGTACCTCCAGAATCGGTGTGTATAACCTGTTTCCCAGCCATAATGCTTTCAACGACAGAATTTGGGCACCAATCTATCCATGCCAAATGAACCGTGCCAACACATCCGGCTATGTAGCCTGCTAGGTCCTGCCTGTTTAGGTCACCAACATACTTAATCAATGGATGACTTATACGATAATCTGGAGAACCAGAAACAACAAGGTAGTGGTCGTTGATACCAGACTCCAAGAATCCTTCAACTGCTTCTTTAAGTCTTTTGTGCCGTCTCCATTTGCATAAAGCCAAGAAATATGGCTTGTCAAGCAAAACTGGTGAAACATTAAACTCAGATGGATCACATCCGTTGTAAATTATTGCATGAGGATGTGAGCGTTTTAAATTTAATATCTTACAGCCCAAGTCTTTGCAGTACTGACTTTGATATATTATCCCATCAGCAGCAGATATAGAATTTAAAATCCCACGGTTTCTACTTTTAGTTAATGAAGTTCCATCAAAATAAACTCCATCCAACCTTTTAATATTTACTTTTGAATATTTATTTGGATTATTTATATAGAAATGAATGCTGGACCGTTCTCCACCACGAGCAATGGAATACCCCTCTGCCCTTAAACCCTCACGGATGCGTTGAAAAAATTTATGCTTACCGCTTGAGTCATTATCTGGAAGGTCAAAGCTAACTGATATATTCTTTTCTGAATGATGGTCAACTATTAAGTTTTTTTTTAAGTTTTCTTGATCTGACTCTACCTTAAATACCATAATATTTTGAGGAATATACTTTGGTATTTTTGGGACATTTCTTAATAATCCATTTGCTATTCTATCAGATAAGTCGCTGCGATATTTAAAGCCTAACGCTTCTATCTTTCTTATCCAATACTCTTTAGGCTGACAGTTAAAATGATACACACCCTCCTGTCCAGGCTTAGCGGCAGTCATTACTATCATTCGCAAAGAATTATTGGCAAGATTTTTGCAAAAATTATCAGCTTGCTCTGGGAGTAAATGTTCTGCAACTTCAATAGATACTGCGGCGTCATACTTACCCCAACTATTAACTTCTGCAACATTACCAAATTTGATGCAGTCTGCTACTTCAGCGGAAAGATGTGGCTTTGCTGCATCATAGCCTATCTCTATGCCACATAAATTTTCTACCCCATGAGCCTTAGCTCCGGCAAGAAAAGAGCCTATTCCGCATCCAAGATCTATAATAGAAGCAAGTCCAAGTTTCATCGCTACGTAATTGCCAATAGAAAAATTGTACTCGTGCTTTCCTCCAACACGCTTTGCAAAAAAATCGTCTTTATAAAGATCTTGTGGAGATGATGCAGCTATTGGAGCCGCTTCTTCGTTAGATATTTTTTGTTTACCATTCATGATTTTACCACTTGCATCATAAGAAGAAAGTCTTATGCATTCTGATGTATCTACTTTTCTTATTTCGACAAGACTCATTAACTCGCTTGAAAGTCTTTTGTTATTTTCTCTTTTCCATTTACTTTTATGCATTTGGCATTCGTGTTGCCTGTATAGAGCCACAGGCGAATCCAAAAAACCTATAGAAAAATTATGATTAAATACTCGAGCCCACATTTCTCTGTCGCTTTTACATTTTAATTCCTCATCATACAGGCCAATTTTGTCGTGAATAGATTTCTTTAGGATAACGCCTTGAGGATGAATGTACTTCCAGCGCAATGGATCATTTTTGTGCTTGATCCATTTACTGCGCATCTCGTTTTCTGATCTGCCTCTTTTAGAAAAATTGTAAGCCCAACCATGAACAAGGTCATGACCTTTCATCATCTTTTTAACACGTAAGCCAATAGAGTCTGGCATCAGCATATCGTCTGCGTCTAACATGCATATCAAATCGCCATTAGCACATTTTATTCCAACATTTTTAGCAGTTGAATAGCCGTAATTTTTATTCAATCTCACCAGTCTGACCCTTGGATACTTATTTACATAAGACTCAACAACTGAGCAACCGTCGTCAGAAGACCCATCATCTACGACTATCATTTCTAAATCGTCATAATTTTGAGTGACTACGCTTCGTATACAATCTCCTATATACGCTTTATAGTTAAATAAGGTGGTGATTACTGATACTTTCATTCTGCTGAAATGATTGGATGAGGTGTTATCTTCCACATATTACGCCTCCTGCGAGCCTCAGAGATAACTTTATGCCATTGAGCCCTAGAAGGCTCCGTATGGCCTATAGAGTCCTTCCTGCCCGTTCTCCATAGATAGCACGGCCTATCAAGGAACAGTCCATCAGCAAGCTCCTCGAGCCTGTAGCCCATATATTTGTCAACCGCACATTTCAGGTTCTGTGCCCAAACCTTATCTAATCTCTCTATGCGTTTAGAAAATGTCCTAAAATGGCTATAGCAATGCTTGTTGCGCTGCCCTTCATTAAGTAAATTGCTATTTGGTGGAGGGCATGAGCTAAAGCCTTTTCGCATTGGCTTCATATTAAAATCAGCAGTCACAAATTGGGTATATACGTATCCGATATTAGGATATTTCATATATTGCTCCATGACTGAACTGACAGCACCAGGAAGCAAGGCGTCATCTGCATCTAAACACCCAAAAAAATCACCCTTAGATATATCAAAAGCAATTTTAAGACAATTGCCGTAATATTGTCTTGTACTGTTTCTTATGTATTCTACTTGCACGTCTTTATTTGCAAGTTTTTGAGCATATTTAGGAAATTGATCACAAGTACCGTCTGTACTGGAATCATCTACAAAGGATAGTCGCAATGGCCTGTAATCTTGTAATAATACGCTTTCCATCCAGGCATCTAAATACGACAAATTGTTATAGCTTGCTGTTAATAGTGTAAAAATGGAGGTCATGGACCCAAAGTCCTCGAAAAATAGAATAATGAATATTGATGCATTTACTTATACATTAGATATCGACAGAGTAGGTCAACTAAATCTCGGGTTATATCAAATAACTCCAGAGCAATTCTGTCATTTCGCCCAAAAACTTGGGCAACTCAGAATTCCAGCATACATGATATCTGCTAATGGTTTTGCAAAAACTATGCGCAGTTCTTTTGAGCATAAGGACAAAATTCTCAATCTACTGGCAGAAATGGGAGCCAAAGAGAACAGGACTGGAACTTTTGCAATACCACAGTCGTTCAGACCTAACGACGACATTGCAATACAATTAAAGTCTTTTGAATTAGGAGAGATACATATAGCTACCAACAAATTCAGCGCTATATTTTATAGTATAACACGCAATATATTTAAAGACCATTTTAGAGCAAGTGGAGAAAATGACTTCTTCATATCCTCAGTAAGTAAAGATTTATTTCAACAATACATACAGGCTTTAAAGCGAAGTAATTTTAATACTACAGCTTTAGAGCCAATTGCCACAAAATTGCCAGAGGGGAGCGCTGTAGCTATCAACCCAATAGTGAGAGCTACAGAATCTGATAAAGCTGGATGGAATTTTAAGATAAATATATATCATGGAACTTTTGATCCATCAAAGACAAGTAATTTGGCAAAAGATATTATTAACTTTATTTTCCCCAATAAAGCAACAAGCATAAACTCTACTGATGTAGAGCAAAAAGTTTTTGAAATGGATATTGGTAATAAAGAAATTTATTTCTTTAGATGCAGCTACAGAGAGGCAAAAGCATTACAGCTAATTTTGGAAAGAAATAACTTTAACACTAGTGCACTACATGATGTGATCGAACAATTGGCGGCAAAAGGCGTAATGCCCAAAACAAGAGTTGATGGAGAGATGGACGGATTCGAAGACGATGCTGAATTTACTGAAGATATTAAAAGTTATGAAAAATTGTTCTTCCGAGATTCGACCATACCGCCTAAAAAGAAAAGATTCTTTAACGCTCAAAAAGATGGAATTAAATTCCTTTACAGCAGACAAAATGCGCTGCTGGGCGACGAAGTTGGTGTAGGCAAAACCATTCAATGCATCGTTGCTGCAAGTATGAGACTCGAAAGAAACGGCGGCAGATGTCTCATAATAACCAAAAATGCAGTAGTACCACAACTTATTTTAGAAATACAAAAAATTACTGGAGACAAAGACTCAGATATATCAGATGATTGGATGATCCCAGCAAAATGGACTGTTGTTTCTTATCAAATTTTTGAAGAAGATACTGTTACCTCCCCAGACAATCCAGCACCAATAAGAGAATTAGTAACGAAATCGCTAGCGCAGATGGCAAAGTCTGGATTATTTACAGTATGCATACTGGATGAGGTTCACATGATAAAAAATGGCAATCCAGAACATAGAGACAGAATAAATTTGAAACACACAAGTAGCCATAGAACTTTTAATGTACAAGAGGTTACTCAGTACATTCCGTTTGTCTGGGGAGCATCAGCAACCATAGTCGCAAACAAACCAATAGACATTTACAATCAGCTCAGAGCAATAAATCACAATGCTGGACTAATGAAGTACGAAGAGTTTAAAGCCAGATACGGTGGAGATTCCAAAAACCCAAAAGACCAATACGTAAAGGCTGATGAAATAAGAGACTTACTTACAGATCAGGGAGTTTACATTAGAAGAACAAAGCAAGAAGTTAATCCAGATATGCCACCTATCAAAATTAGTGAAGATAGATTTGCAGTTACAGAATCAAATATAGAAGAAATTATGAAAGGAGTAAGGAACAGAGATAGACCATCTGCTCAGGAAATGAGCAAAATAAGAGAGAAGATTGCATATTCAAAAATATTACATACTGTTGCTCTTGCAGAAAACTTAATTACTCAAGGCAAAAAAGTTGGAGTATTTACTGCACACGCAAAAACACTACAAGAAATTAAAAGAAGACTTGAGCTTTTACTGGAAGAGATATTCCCAGGCCAAGGCAAAAAGGTTGCAGCAATATCTGGAGGTCAGAACAGACGTATTCGTCAATCAGAGATACAGGCTTTTAAGGAGCCGGGATCAGAATATGTGGCAATAGTGATCAGTATTGACGCTGGAGGAACCGGCATAGATTTTCCCAATATTTTGACAGACGTAATAGTGAACGATTTTGATTGGTCTCCAAGTGATGACGACCAGTCTTTGGGAAGATTCTATAGAATCAATTCTTTAAACGCAGTCAATGTCACATACATGCTTGCTGAAAACACTTTAGATAGAAGATTTTACGAACTTCTTAAGAAAAAGAAAGAAATTGCAGAGCGTATACAAAATCTTTCAGATGAGGAAAAGTCTGCAGCATCTGCCAGTACTGGTAATGCCAACGAGCAAATTGCAAAGATAAGAGAAAGAAAATGGGCAGCATTGGTACAGATGGAAAACATCGACGAGCAATATCGAGCCTCTGGAGCTTAATATTTTATTCTGAAACTATTCGATGTTTATTTACTATAGCAAAAAACATGCCCCAATGCCCTTTTGATATCAAGCTTTCCATTTTCTTAAATACGTCACGGCCAACATCTTCAAGTTCGTAGCAACGATGTTTATGTCCAGATCTTGTGAATTCATCCACATCAACTGTTGCTTTTTTCTGACTTGATCTGTAGTGTATTTTTACTTCCATGCTCTTACGAGCACTTTTGGGGCTGCTTCCTTTAATTAGCGCAGTCTGAAAACGAGAAACAGAATGCGAGATAGAGGCAGTCTTCGTAAAATTACTTATAAGTTCGAATATGCGATGCATGTAGCTATTTCTTAATAACTATATAATTACCTATTTTTTAGTTAAGATAATTTTTCCATCTTTGATCTGCATATCAAGCTGATCGTTGTCAGACCATCCCAAGTGATCTGTTATACCAGGTGGAATCGGTATAAAGTAAATTTCATCATTACCAGTGAAGTAGTCACTGGCGTCTACATGATGAAGCTCAAGCCTTGTAATTGCCGATTTGGAGCTTAAGGCTTCTTTTTTCTTATTCATTGCTGCAACCAAATAACGGACAGAGTGGGATTCGAACCCACGTTACAGTCTCCCGTAAACAGCATTTCCAATGCTGCTCCTTCAACCGCTCGGACATCTGTCCTAATCGTCTATATCTATATCCGAATCGTTATCGTAAACAACTGGAATACTGAAATCTCTGGGAAGATTTTCAAATTTTTCTTGATCTGTGCTCATATTATTGTAAATTCAGTAAATAACGTGTACGATTGACTACACTAAGCATTTCATCCTTGATGTTGTGCAAATCGGTACGCTCTTCTGAGATAGACTCAGAAAGCTTACCTGAAATGAATTTTTCTACGCTGTCAATAAAATCCATAGGTTTTACCGCTTCTATACCATGACACTTAGTAGACAAAGAATCTATTTTAAGGATTCCTCTGTCACCTCCAGCATACACCTCGACAAATTGATCCATAAGGTCGTCCAGCTCGTCGTAGGCTTTCCCGAGAGCCTTGTGAGCAGCATAGGAAGTGGTTTGCCAGTGCAGTATCTTAATCTGGTTTTGAATTGTTAAAAAACTTTGAATAATCATAGTAATTCCTTTTAAAAAGCAACTTTACTATTTTTGTAATACGTTTAAGTTACTGGCTTTACCTCCATTTGTGGCTTAGACCGCTGGCATGAACTACAGCCTTTTGCCACTGGTGCTTGTCCATCTTTTGTTATACGAGGACCAAGCGTACTTCTACCTAAGTTCTTAAGAGTATTGAGATTTCCTGTAATAAGCATCAAAGCAGGATTGACCATAGATTTTTCTCCAGTAAACCATTCTTCTGTCTCCCAAGCAGTAGCATCTGGAAGTTTATCCTTAAATATATTCTGAACATCCATGGCGTACCAGTTCTCATTTTCTCTTATGCTACAAGCGTTTTTGTTCTTACATATTGTATTCATGACCATTGATAGGCAAATTTCATCTGAAATCTTTAATAGTCTTATTTTAAGGTGA